TTTTTTAAAGATAAAATTCGGGAAGTCGGTGGGGACTTATTAAAATTTTCCGACGAAACGGAATTGTTTTTTAACATTTTATATAAGATGTGGAATAATAAAAAGGGAATAGGAAAATTACCAAAGAAACAATAACTTATATAAGTAACTCACAACCCCAGGCTAAAACCCTGGGGTTGCTTTTTTTGTAGTATCTGTATAATAAGCTCATGAAGAACCTTCTTATTGATTTCTCCTTGCTTGCCCACGCAAACCTGTTTACAGCCAAGACCCAGCTTGCGATGGGTGGCTATCAATTGCTCAAGCATATACTTATCAGAGCAGTTCTCAAGAACATAAACGAATTCTCACCCGATAGTGTATACATTTGCTTTGACGGTGGAACCTCCTGGCGTAAGCAGCTATCAGAAGCCTACAAGGCTCAACGCCAAGCTGCCCGTGATAAGCAATCCGACGAGAACGGTGGAGAGGTCAACTGGACCGAGTTCTACCGCATACTTGACGAGCTTCACGATGACTTCAAGACGAACTTCCCCGTTCACTCGCTGAAGATTCACACCATTGAAGCCGATGATATCATTGCTCATATTGTCAAGAACTCATCCATGTATGATGAGAATGTCATATTGACTCGTGATGGCGACTATGTTCAGCTTCTCAAGTATCCCAATACCAAGATTTACAACCCAATCGACCGCAAGTGGATGGAAGAGCCAAATCCAGACTTTGCTCTGCGTGTCAAGATATGCATGGGTGATAAGTCTGACAACATTTTAGCCATTCGCCCTCGTATGGGTGTAGCTACCGCTGAGAAGTTCGTTGAGAGTGGTGAGTTGGATAAGCTGCTTGAGACTGCCCAACGTGACATTGAGAAGTTTGGTAAGCCTCGTGATGACATGGCAACTGTTTACTATAAGAATGAGAAGCTTATTGACATGTCGAAGATCCCAGCAACCATAACAGACCGAATCAAGGCTGAAGTTGATGCTTCTGTCATAGGCAACCCATCAAACCTTCTCAAATACTTCGTAACCAGCGGTCTTCGTGAACTTCTTGAGGATGTATCACGAGTTAGAAACACCTTATCTAAACTCAAGTAATGAGAAACATCGGTCCAGAGGAACAGAAGCTAAGAGATTGGATTGAAAAGAAGAGAAGCCAGGGTATGGTTTCAGTTCACTATACGTTTGACGATACAAAGTTCCAAGACAATGAGGATGCCTGCGCTGTAGTAAATGCGTTCAATGACGCAATAGACTCTGGCAATACAAAGCCACTAAAAGGAATCTAATACAGTTCCTTCTCAGTCAATACACGGAATGACCAGCCACGCATTTTACAAAATGCTTCGGCTGCTTTCCATTTCTCCTTATTGACCATATACGTTTCCATTTCACTCTCGAATAACTTGTGCGACCTACCCGCTTCTGGTTTAGCTGGTAGTGGCTCCATCGTCTGCTTGAATGGTTTTATTTCAATCAACTCAACCCACACCTTATTACCGTTACTGAACTTCACATAGAAGTCAGGATGGTATAGCCATAGTATTTGCTTACCTTCTTGTAGAGTTCTTATAGGATGAACATACGCTATTTCAGGCTGTTCAGACATCCATTCTATAACATGAGCATTCTTGTCAAGATACTTCATAAAATCATATTCCCACGATGAACGTGCTATTGGTTCCTCTTTACCGATATACTTCTTACGGTTCTTCACCTTGTATATCTTGAGCTTTGGAAATCTATTTGGCGACTTCTCCATAGCCTTTACATAGAAGCCCTTCTCCTTCACCATGTTATGAATTTCTCTTGCTTTTTCCTCGGTTTCTTCTATTTTTTTGACTATTTCTCCAGCAGGGCTATATACACCCCACCACTTTTTTTTGTTTTTAGCCATAATGTTTCCTAAATATATTATACGGGGGTATAATATTATTTATGGTAATGAAGAAGATTATGGTTGCTCCTTTCGTTAGGAAGGCTGTTATTCCCGGTGGAGTTGCGTCTATTGCCTATGGAGTTCCCATCGCACCAAACGATATGACAGGTGCCACAAAAGACGCTGTTGGTAGAAGTGTCAAGAGTAACAACATAGAGCTTGGAGACATACTTGTATTCAACTACATTGGTAGAGATATACCAGACATGTCAGAGGGTAATAGTATAGCTAAAGAAGATAAGATGGTTCTCAATCCAATGGTCGTGTTTGCTGGCTTCGACGTTGCTCATGGCAACATAGTTGGTATAGACCTAAGAAGGTTTCGATTAGCTAAGTTAGACTTCTTGGCTAACAAGGTGATATACGCACTCAAGAAGTATTATTACAACTCTCAGTTTGATGAGAAGGGTAACGAGATACTTACCAGAAAGTCAAACGCTGAGATGCCTTACAAATCACAGTTCGCATTCCGTTACGACAATTTCGGCAATGGTCTATACGGTCCAGCAACGCCAGCATTACAAAAATTCTATAGGGCATATAGCCCAAATCGCATGCGGAACGCTGTTCTTATAAATATAGAACAGGCAGAGGACACCGCTAAACAGACCGTCAAAGCAGTCCCAGGAATACTACCGGAGTAACACGACATGGCATTACGTTCATTCTTCTCGTTCAATAGGAGCCGCAAACCGGAAGTTCCAGTGGATATGTCTCCACAGGAAAAAGAGCTTCTTATCAAGACGAGAAACAATATATTCAACAATCTGAATCCAGAGAATGATAAGACTCGTGATAAGTCGCTTTCAACAACTGCCATAACCGATCTTCAGGATGTGGGTCTTGCCCACGGTGAATATAACCAGACCATCAATATATTCTCGAAGTATATCTACGCTCTTGAAAGAGATAAGAGAAGCCGTGTTGCTATTTACCGTGAAATGTCGAAGTATCCAGAAATAGCATTCGCTGTTGATGAGTATGTGGATGAAGCTGTCAACGAGGGTCCTGACGGTCGTTGCATGAAGCTCAACATTCGCAACGCTGCTATAAATGAGAATGATAACCAGCGCAAGACCATCATAGCCGAGTTCGACCACTTGATGTTTGAAATCCTAAAGATTGACAAGTATATTCACCAGTGGTTCCGTGAGTATATGGTTGACGCTGAGATTTACTTCGAAAAGATTTTTGACATTCAGGATGAATCAAAGGGTATCTGCAAGGTAAAGAAGCTGATGACCACCCGTGTATATCCTGTTTGGAAGGATATTGAAGCGGATGACATTTTGTTCTACGCATACCAGGGTGATGACTCATCGGTAAAGAATCTTCCAAGAGAAGCCGTAGCTTACGCTAATAGCGGTAAGTATGACTGGTCTAAAGACGAAGACATGAAGGTTGTTCTGTCGTTCCTTGAGGAATCGAAGACCACCTATAAGAGACTCAAGCTTCTTGAAGACGCTCTCGTTATCTATCGTATAGTTCGTGCGCCTGAACGCAGAGTATTTAAGATCGACGTTGGATCATTGCCAAAGGGTCGTGCTGACCAGTTCATGCAGGAGATGATTCGCAAGTATCGTCAGCGCAAGTTCTTTGATCCTGCAACTGGTGACATTGCAGAAGGTCTTGATATGCAGGCTATGACTGAAGACTTCTGGTTCCCTGTATTCCAGGGCGGTCGCTCTTCTGAAGTTACAACACTTCAGGGTGGTCAGGGTCTTGGTGAGATTGGCGACATTGATTACTTCCTGAATAAGCTCTACCGTGGCTTGAAGATTCCTAAGAGCCGCTTCGGTGAGGATAACAAGTTCTCCATCGGTGATACATCGGATATTACCCGTGAAGAAGTCAAGTTCGTCAAGGAAGTCAAGCGTTACACCGATAGATTCGCTGAAGTATTCAAAGATATATTCCTCACTCACCTTGCCCTCAAGGGAATCTCGGAAGAGTATGGAATCTCAGAGCAAGACATCAAGATTCAGATGTTTGCCAACAACCTCTTTGAGAAGTTCATGGAAGCCAAGGTTCTTGAGCTTAGATTCCAGAACTTCAGCAACTTCAAGGATCTTATCGACACTGAGAAGCCAGTATTCGCTCGTAAGTGGATTGTTCAGAAGTATCTTGAGATTGATGAAGAAGACTGGAAGAACAACCAAGAGCTTCTTGCTGCCGAAAAGGATGACCTCAATGAAGGTGAAGACGGAGATGGTGGAGGTGGCGGCGGAGGTGGTGGAGGCGGAGGCGGAATGGATATGGGTGGTGGTGACATGGGCGGCGACATGGGTGGTGACGCTGGTGGAGATGCTGGCGGTGACGATGCGGGTGGAGATGCCGGTGGTGACGCCGAGCCTGCCCTATAACAATAGAAAAATGGAGAACATATGAATCTAAAAGAATCAAATGAACTTATCATGTCTTTGCATCACAAATACAAGATAAGTGTTAGTGTATTGGAACAACTGTGGACCGAGGCTATTTCAACGCAAGAAGATAGCGCAAAGTCATCACAGGAAAAAGACAAGGGAAACCCTTTATTCTGGAAGGGTGTCAGAGGCAAGTTCAAAACTCTCATAGATAAACTCGACATACAGGAGGCGAAGGCAATTATGGATTCAAGAGAAAAGTACACAACGTCAACCTCAGATTGGCTTGACAAGCTTCAGCAGGGCGACTATGCCGCTGCTCAGAAGTCGTTCCCCAACATCATTCAGTCAAAGCTTGACATTATGATAAACAACGGCAAGGAAAAATACTTGAAGCAATTGTCGGATAAGGTTGAGAAGCAATCCAAGGAGTGATGTTTATTTGTTATAAATAACATCAGAGGTATAACAAATGTTTAAACTCATAACAGAATCAAACTTCGAGTCTCTTGGCGATTTCATTTATGAAAGCGTCACAGAGGCTAATGGTGTTACCAAGAAGGTTCCAACCATCGAAGGTATATTCATTCAGACAGAGAAGAAGAATCGTAATGGTAGAATCTATCCTCGTTCTCTCATGGAAAAGTGTGTTCAGGCATATGTTTCTGATCGCTTCCCGAATGAGAAGACAAAGAAGTGGAGAACATTTGGTGAACTCGGACATCCAGAAGGTGTTGAAATAAATCTTCATAGAGTATCACACATCATAACCGAATTCAAGTGGAGAGGCAATGACCTTATTGGAAAGGCAAAGCTTCTTGACACTGAATACGGAAGAATAGCTGAATCTATTCTCAAGGCTGACGGTCAGCTTGGCGTTTCAAGCCGTGGTCTTGGAAATGTTCAGGAGTCTGCTGGTGATGCTGCTATGGTCACTGAATATGAGCTT